TTACTGATAGTGTTTTATGTTCAGATAATGCCCGATGACCTTGTCATGCAGCTCCACCGATTTTGAGAACGACAGTGACTTCCGTCCCAGCCTTGCCAGATGTTGTCTCAGATTCAGATTATGTCGCTCAATGCGCTGAGTGTAACGCTTGCTGATAACGTGCAGCTTTCCCTTCAGGCGTGATTCATACAGCGGCCAGCCATCCGTCATCCATACCACGACCTCAAAGGCCGACAGCAGGCTCAGAAGACGCTCCAGTGTGGCCAGAGTGCGTTCACCGAAGACGTGCGCCACAACCGTCCTCCGTATCCTGTCATACGCGTAAAACAGCCAGCGCTGACGTGATTTAGCACCGACGTAGCCCCACTGTTCGTCCATTTCAGCGCAGACAATCACATCACTGCCCGGTTGTATGCGCGAGGTTACCGACTGCGGCCTGAGTTTTTTAAGTGACGTAAAACCGTGTTGAGGCCAACGCCCATAATGCGTGCACTGGCGCGACATCCGACGCCATTCATGGCCATATCAATGATTTTCTGGTGCGTACCGGGCTGAGAGGCGGTGTAAGTGAACTGTAGTTGCCATGTTTTACGGCAATGAGAGCAGAGATAGCGCTGATGTCCGGCAGTGCTTTTGCCGTTACGCACCACGCCTTCAGTAGCGGAGCAGGAAGGACATCTGATGGAAATGGAAGCCACGCAAGCACCTTAAAATCACCATCATACACTAAATCAGTAAGTTGGCAGCATTACCAGGAATTTAAAGCCCTTACCGGACGGAAACAGCACCTTAAACGCATACAACGCGTCATTGTCATAGGCATCACGCAGGGCGTTCTGGGCCTGATTCAGATAAAAATTACCCGACATGGAAATCTCAGACGACGCCCCCAGACCGTTGATGTTCTCCTGCTCTGTGGAGCAGAGCGTGGTCACATCAATATCCTGTTTCTGACCGGCGGTGAACTGGACTTCCTTGATGGTGCAGTCCAGGCGCAGATATTCCGCCTTATCCATAGTTTCAGCAGTCGCCGGGGCAGATGAAATCATCACCTGCGTCAGCTGTGAGCGTTCATACAAAGCAGACATTCTGCCTCCTGATAATAAAAAACCCGCACGCGGCGGGGTATGGTTTTGTAGAAAAAAAGAAAAAGTCACACCGTGACCTGAAACTCCAGGGTTGCACGGTAACAGCGGTTTTCCGGAATATAGTCCTGCATTTCACTGACGGATCCCGGGGCCAGCAGCATTATGGCTTCACGGGCGTCCTGACGTATCTGACGCGCCTGCGTCACAGTCCCGGCATAAACGTCTATCTGCACCGACACTGAGGACTCCGCCTGCCCGCCCATCACGTCCGCTGACACCGATGAAATCAGGCTGAAAACCACCCACGGAAGCGCCACCGACGGCCTGCCATCCAGCAGGGGGGCCACATACGGGGACACCTGCCCGCCGGCAAGATGCGCCAGATGAGGATACAAATCCGCCTCCGTCATCGTCTCAGTACCTCATCAATGGCCCGGTTCATCCGCGCAATCGCCACCTGAGCTGCCTGTTCACTGCGCACATCAAACGCCGGGCGCACAAACGGGTGCGGTGGCATATTCACGGTCCCCATTTCCACAAACCGCCAGTAGAAAGCATTGCGCGGGTTATCCGCCTTCATGGTGTTATCGCTGTTACCGGTGTCCGGATTAACACCACGGATATGGACACCGGATTCCATCCCGCCATCGCGGGAGCGCCGGGAAAGGATCACCACATTGCGGCGCAGTTTTCCCCTGCGTACCGGTGTCCGTGACACCACTTCTTCTTTCAGCACATTCGCACCCGCACGGGTTGCCTCACGCAGCACCCGGTTATTTTCCGCACCACTCAGAAGCTGCAAATCGCGGCTGATGTCCTCCAGCCCCGAAAAATCCAGCAGGATTTCGATCATTTTTCCCCTCCCAGCCGACAGAGAATTTCCAGACGCCCGCCGGTCGCATCCGGCACGGGCAGCCCGACAACGTTCAGGATCCGGTCACGCCATGGACCACTCAGCACATGAAGTCGTGACGCTGCCGTGATTTCCCGACCGGACTGACCGCGCACCCAGATGCGGATTTCCGCCTGCGCCATTTCCGCACCGGACTGCATCCGCTCCCGGCTGCTCCTGCCTCGGATATCCGCATGAATTTTCCCGCATGACACCCATTCTTCCGTCATTTCTCCGGCAGCGTTACGGGTTAACACCGGGTTCAGAACACTTATCATCTGTGTCAGACGACCTGCAGATATTGCCATTCCCCCTCCTCATAACACCGTCGGACAACGCAAATCGTAAATCAGCACGGAAACAGAAAACGGCAGCTCCCCCTGAAGCAGTTCTTCCCGCTCCGCAAGATCCGGATTCCGGTACAGCATCCCGGTCAGTCGCATGGCAGCCCCCTTCATCCGGGTTAATGCCTCGCCCGGGATCAGTTCACCGTCCTCACGGAGCACTTTATCCCGGCTGCCCTGAATGTAGGCCAGCAGCACGGCGGTAGCCTGACGAACCTTGTCCATCAGCATGTCATCATCCGCGTCATGGTCGACACGCAGATGTGCCTTGATCTCTTCCAGTGTCAGTAATGCCGTCATTTTCCGCCTCCTGCATCCCGCCCACGTTTTGCAGCCAGGGTCCAGGCTGATGAATGAGCTTCTCTGGGTTTATCTTCGGTCATACTGTTGCAGTGCCACAGCGAGCCCCCCCACGTCACCGTATCGCCGGGGTGGTAGGTTTCACCGGCTCTGAACACACCGCGGTAGAGCATCACCGGCAGGGAAAATGTTTTTTCCGTACGCTGGCCACTGCTCTGCCGGACCACCACAGAGAACAACCGCTCACCCGTCATGCTGACGTCAATATCCGCCACCCCGTCAACCAGGCATTCCCATCCCCGCATCCCGTGCGTTTTTTCATACGCCCGCCAGAGTCCGCCCTGGTGTGTGGCATACGTGCCCCGGGGAAAGGATTTTTGAACGTCAATGGCGGGGAGTATTTCCAGAGCCGTGGCATCACGCCCGTCCTGCGGAGCCGGCAGGGCACTCACCGCATCCAGAACCGCCTTCTGCAGAACATCCGGATCGTAGTCACGACCATCACGCGGAACAGGGATATGGCTTACAGCCTCCGTCACCATCTGTTCAAGCATCGGACGCACATCATCCGGGGTGAGACTTTTACCGGCAGGGATGCTTTCACCATATACGAACCGTTTCTTTCGGGCGTCATGGTGACCTCGGCTACACCCTGCGTATTAGTAGAGACCGTATTCTGGCTGATGATCATTTGCGAGGATGGCTCTGCACTGAATGTCACGGGTTGATGCGCAACCGGGTTGCCAAACTGGTCGTTAACGTGAGCTTTAACTGCTACGTCTTGTGCGACCATTACCTGACCTTCCGGTATCTCCAGACTGGTAATCGTCGCAGAATTAACATCTGCACTGGCATTCAGTAATCGCGAGATGACTTCAGTAGGTTTATCTGCCAGAGAGGCTGAAACTGTTTTCAGTCCGACCTCGGTGCTTGTCACAAGAATTTCAGCGAAACCCCGATCATCCGTTTCAACGCTGGTGCTGCTTAGCGTGACGGAGGTTCCGCGGAAATTAACTTTTATGCCTTCTACTGGGTTGCCGTTAGCGTCAGTGACGCTTGCCGTCATGGTTGCGCCCTCGGTCGTGCTGACGACGAATGAGTATACAGAGGTTAAGGAGGCTAGTTTTGCGGTACCAGCATCGGCAATCAAAGTTGAACCGCCCCGGGAATCCTGGAGACTAAACTCCCTGAGAAAGAGGTAAACAGGATGACTAAAAATACTCGTTTTTCCCCCGAAGTCCGTCAGAGGGCGATTCGTATGGTTCTGGAAAGTCAGGGCGAATATGACTCACAGTGGGCGGCAATTTGTTCCATTGCCCCAAAGATTGGCTGTACACCGGAGACTCTGCGTGTCTGGGTACGCCAGCATGAGCGGGATACCGGAGGCGGTGATGGCGGGCTCACCACCGCTGAACGTCAGCGTCTGAAAGAGCTGGAACGTGAAAATCGTGAACTGCGCCGCAGTAACGATATCCTTCGCCAGGCTTCCGCTTATTTTGCGAAGGCGGAGTTCGACCGCCAGTGATGCCACTGCTGGATAAGCTGCGTAAGCTGTACGGGGTCGGACCGGTATGCAGTGAACTACATATTGCCCCGTCAACGTATTACCACTGTCAGCAACAGCGACATCATCCTGATAAACGCAGTGCCCGTGCGCAGCGCGATGACTGGCTGAAGAAAGAGATACTGCGCGTATACGATGGGAATCATCAGGTATACGGTGTGCGTAAAGTCTGGCGTCAGTTGTTACGGGAAGGTATCAGAGTGGCCAGATGCACTGTGGCACGTCTCATGGCGGTTATGGGACTTGCCGGTGTTCTCCGGGGTAAAAAGGTCCGTACGACCATCAGCCGGAAAACCGTTGCCGCAGGCGACCGCGTAAACCGTCAGTTCGTGGCAGAACGACCTGACCAGCTGTGGGTGGCTGATTTTACTTACGTCAGCACATGGCAGGGCTTCGTCTATGTGGCGTTCATTATTGATGTGTTTGCCGGATACATCGTGGGGTGGCGGGTCTCATCGTCCATGGAAACGACATTCGTGCTGGATGCTCTGGAGCAGGCGTTATGGGCCCGTCGACCGTCCGGCACGGTCCATCACAGTGATAAAGGTTCTCAGTATGTATCGCTGGCCTACACACAGCGGCTTAAGGAAGCCGGATTACTGGCATCAACAGGAAGTACAGGCGACTCGTATGACAACGCGATGGCGGAGAGCATCAATGGTCTTTACAAAGCGGAGGTAATACACCGTAAGAGCTGGAAAAACCGTGCAGAAGTGGAACTGGCCACACTCACGTGGGTGGACTGGTATAATAATCGACGATTGCTGGAAAGGCTGGGCCACATCCCTCCGGCAGAAGCAGAAAAAGCTTATTATGCTTCCATCGGAAACGATGATCTGGCAGCCTGAGTTCACAGATAAAACACTCTCCAGGAAACCCGGGACGGTTCACTTCAGCCTTGCCGTTGATATCAGTAATGGCGGAACCGCCTTGTCCGAGAGTAAAGCTTGCGCTCACATCTGCCGGTAGCGTGAATGTCACCGCCTCATTGGCTAACGGGTTGCCGTTTCCATCAGTCACTGTTGCCTGCAGCCTGGTCATCCCGACGTTATTAGCGATAAAATTGTCCTCGGTAACGTTAAGATTAACCTGCGCAGTGAGCGTATCCGCAATAAAGTTCACCACCAACTGCTCACTCTTACCGCCAGTCATCGATGCTGTAACAGTATGAGCGCCTGCTTTTGTACCTTTCAGCGTGACTTTCGCTTTGCCTTCAGCATCAGTAATCGCTTTACCGCCATCGCTCAGCGTGAAGTTCGCCTTCACATCTTCCGGCAGAGTAAATGTTACCTCAGTGTTGGCTATCGCATTGCCCTCTGTATCAGCGACTGTTGCTGTTAGTGTCGTGAGATCGTTATTGTCGGCAATCACCGGATCCTTCGAGGCTGCCAGCGTGATTTCAGCATTCGCGACGTTCGGCACATAGGTCACTGTTTGTTGCATCGAATCGCCATTTTCGAGGGTTGCCGTCAATTGATAAACCCCGGCTTTTGTAGCGGTAAAGCTTGCGTAAAAATTGCCGTCGTGGTTGGTAGTATATATAGCGTTATTACTGGGGGTCACGCCTTCACTTGGTGAAACGCTGAGGGTTACCTCCTGCTGGGGGACACCGTTGCCGTAATTATCCTTCACCTCAATATACAGACTGGTTGTCTCGCCTGCGGAGACTGTATCAAAAAGTGCCTGTAGCAAGGTGAGATGTGCCGTAGACGCATCAGCGTTGACATTAATTGATGTGCTAAGCGTGGAGCTACCATTTTCCAGACTGGCCTCAACGGTATCCGGTCTCGCTCCTGATTCTATCGAGGAGCGGGTATTGGTATAAGTGACGGTAGCCTTACCCTGTTCGTTCGTCACGGCTTGACCGCCGTTCGTCATTTCGGCTGTCGCTGCGTTGCTGGTGAAGTTCACAGTCACACCTTTCACCGGAAAGCCATTATTATCAACGACTGTGGCGGTGATGACGCTGCCGGAGCTGTTCTGCGGGGTACCGGCGATTATGCTGTCTGGGACAGGCGTCAACTCGATAATTTTTGCCGCCGCTGTGTCGCCAATAAAATGCACAGTTTTGTTGTCGCTGGCACCATTATTAGCCAGTGATGCAGTAACCGTCTTCTCACCAAAGGCAACGCCTGCGAGAGTGGCCTGCGCGATGCCAGACTCATTGGTATTACTTACTCCCGGGGTCAGGGTGAGTCCTGAAGAGGCTGAGCTGAATGTTACCGGAAGATTATTCACCCCATTGTCGAACTGATCTTTAACCGTTGCAGTTAGCGTTGCGTTATCGACGCCATTACCTGTGATCTCATCTTTTGACATCTGCAGGACAACCTGAGCCGAGGTTTTGTCCGCCACAAACGTTACCGGCTGCGAATCACTGGTATTGTTATTACCCAGCGTTGCGGTAACCGTATGCGTACCCGCTTTTTTACCTTTCAGCGTGACATGCGCTTCCCCATTGGCTTGGGTGATGGCAATGCCGTTATTTTCGAGGGTAAAGTTTGCCGCAACGTCCTGTGGCATGGTGAAGTTGACCGTTATCCCCGCCACCGGATGATTCGACGGATCTTTCACCATCGCCGTAAGCTGCACGCTGTCACTGTTATTCGTCACCACCTGTTGAGCAGGGATGTTCAGCGTAACCTGCGCGTTGCTGGTATCGGGCGCAATATTGACTGTCGTTGTATAGCCGTTGCCGTTAGGAAGTGTGGCTTCGACTGTATGAACGCCCAAAACCGTGCCCTTAAGGGTAACTTCAGCAACACCACTGTCGTTAGTATTGCTTGTGCTCTGACTAAGTTGAGTATCTGCCGGCTTGGTACTGAAGGTAACCTGTAGATCTTTTACTGCGTTATCAAAAGGATCTTTCACTGTTGCTGTTAGAGTCGTCTCATCCACGCCATTCCCAATGATTTCCGCTTTCGATGTTTGCAGAACGACAACTGCGCTGTCCTTATCCGCCACGAATGTGACTGGTTGCGCATCGCTGGCATTATTGTTACCCAACGTTGCGGTAACCGTATGCATGCCCGCTTTTTTACCTTTGAGGGTGACATGCGCTTCGCCATTGGCCTGAGTGATGGCAATACCGTTATTTTCAAGGGTAAAGTTTGCCGCCACGTCCTGAGGCATGGTGAAGTTCACCGTTATTCCCGCCACCGGATGATTCGACGGATCTTTCACCGTCGCCGTCAGCTGCACGCTGTCGCTGTTATTCGTCACCACCTGTTGAGCTGGGATGTTCAGGGTGACCTGCGCGTTGCTGGTATCGGGCACAATATTGACGATTTTCGTATCGCTTTTACCGTTAAGCAGTATGGCTTCGGCTGTATGAACACCCAAAACCGTGCCCTTAAGGGTAACTTCAGCAATACCGTTCTCATTAGTATTAAGCGCCTTCAGACTCAGTTGCGTGTCTGCGGGGGAGGTGCGGAAGACTACTGACAGATTTTTAACCACGTTATCAAAAGGATCTTTCACTGTTGCTGTCAGAGTTGTCTCATCCACGCCATTCCCAATGATTTCCGCTTTCGATGTTTGCAGAACGACAACCGCTCTGTCTTTATCCGCCACAAACGTCATTGGCTGTGTATCGCTGACATTGCTGTTAGCCAGACGAGCCGTGATCATATGCGTGCCCGCTAACGTGCCGGTCAGGGAGGCGATTGCAACCCCGTTGCTATCCGTCATGCCTTTTCCGCTGTTGCTAATCGAGAACCGACTTGCGACGTCGTTTGGTACAGAGAAGGTGATTTCTTTATCTTTTAGTGGGTTGCCATTTTTATCCTGCAAGGTTGCAGTCATATGTTGCGGAGCTGTGTTGGTGACGGTGATATCACCTGAAGGCACACTGAGGGTCAGGGCAGCAGTACTTTGATCACCGATAAAATTCACCTGTTGATTAGCCTGGGAACCAGAGCTCACAGAGGCCGTAACCCTATAATCACCATTTTTCAAACTGGTCAGCGTAGCTGTGGCGATCCCGTCGTGGCTATTCACTTCGGTTTGGCTCAGTTTCGCCTCTGCTGAATTAACATTGAAAGTGACCATGACGTCATTGAGCAGGTTGCCTTTTGCATCCCGGACGGTCGCGGTCATTGTGGCGCTGTCATTGCCGTCAGCAACCACTTCATTTTTCGACTTCTGCAGATCAACCTGCGCGGTACTCGAGTCGCCGACAAAACTGACGATTAACGTTTGTTTCACGCCATTTTCAAGGGTGACTTCAACCGTGTTGTCTTCCTGCTTACTACTTTTCAGATCAAAAGTCGCCAGACCATTAACATCCGTTTTTGCGGTGTTTTGATTGTTGAAGGAAGTTGCCGATCCGCTTAATACCGCAAACGTGACGGTATGATCATTGATTGGGTTGCTTCCTTCATCAGCGACATTGACCGAGACGGTGTTTGCTGCATTCTCATTGGCGAGCACACCATTATTGCTGGCAGATAATGTCGCAATTTTCGCTGACTGCGGGTTGGCGTCGATGATAAATCCAGCGGTATGCAAATCTTCATTCCAGTTTTGCATTAATAGCTTCGCAGTAAGTCCACTGCCTTTGGTATAGGCGGTATAGGTCGCCTTATAGACGCCATCTGCGGTTTCTTTCCAGTCTGTAGTGACTCCTGGTTTCACGTTGTCGATGCTGACTGCGTTATTCAGTTGCTGTTTTTGTTCCTTAACAGGTTTGTCATTTTCATCTCTCAGTTCTACCGTCACCTCGATAGGATTGCCGGAGAGATAACGGTCCTTATCAATCTTAATTGACGAGTGAGTTCGGGATGACGAAACAGAAATGATATTCACCACGGCGGGGGCTTTAGCCGCATCCACACCATTCAGCTGTGGCATCAGCGTCAGCGTGCCAGACATCGCTCCTGTGGTCAGGATCTGGGTATAGCTTCCGTCACCATTATCTTTCCAGTCAGAAAGGGTGATGTCCTGAACACCTTCGTGACGCGTCGAGAGCACCAGCCCGACAACAGGATTACCTGCTGCATCATGCGCAATAAAAGTCAGTGTGGCGGTTGAATGGGAATCCGCGTTCAATGTTTGGGTACTTAACGATACCGAGGAATCTTTCTGGCTTAGCGTAGGTGCCTGAACGACCACCATGCTCTGTTCACGATTCGACAAATTGCCTTTGACATCTTCGGCGGTGACTTCAATCGGCCAGGTGTTATCGGTTTCTGGCGTACTGGTGAACCGGTAAGCCGGCAGGGTAACCAGAATATCTTTACCCGTTGTGACCACTTTGCCACCGGCAGCTTCCAGTGCGGTGGCTTCGACGTTATAGCCTTTCAGGGCATATTTGGTTTGTAGCGACGAAACCAGTGATTTCACTTCTCCTGACTTCCCTGTCACGGGGTCTGTCAGGGTCAGGCGAACCAGTTCTTTTTTGCGATATTCCAGAACGATATTGTTGTTGCGATCCACCAGATCATAACGGCTGCCTGCAAGGCTACGCCGTGCAGCGACTTCATTCGGGTCAAGCTGTTTCTGCATTGCGCTGCCAGGTTGCCAGGTAAAATCGACGGCAAAACGGGTGTCATTTTCGCCCTGTTTACCCTGGCGTTGCTCCGCGCTGAAGGTCATCAGCGGGAAGGGGGTATAGTTAAGTCCAGCGGTTATGGCATGAGGATTACTTTGCCGATCGTCTTTATCGAACAGGGCCACTTCATCGCCATAATACTGTTCATAGACCAGTTTACCGCCAAGGTGCGGCCAGGCGGGTAGCCAGCTTTCTGCGCGTACATCCCAGCCATTGGCCGGGCGTGCTTCATAATCGTTGTCCAGTTCAGGTGCGCTGCGCCAGTTAGTCAGTCGCAAATAGCCGTTACTGCTTAATTTTAGATAGTCGCGCCAGTACTCCGCGCCAATGCCGGCGCGGGAGTGGTAACGGCTAAGATCGTGGTCGAAAAAGAAGTTGATGCCTGACATCCATGTGGGAGTGAAATGACGCCAACCTAAGCCGTTGTTAATCTGCGTACGCTCGTCAGTACGATGGAGAGTATGCTGACTGAAAAAGAGATTATCAGGCGTTTCATACCACGGATGGAGAAAATCGAACTGGGAGTTCTTCAGGCTAAAATCTTCATCCACGCCCAGCGTGATTCTTGCGGTACCGAAGCGGCTTAACCAGTCTGTCATTGCGCCTGAAGCCTGAGAAGAGGCCCATCCACGCGCCATATTTGCCGCTTGCTCGCTGTTCATATCTTCGGCGAGCAGAGACCCGATTTGCTGTGAAGTACTGGCTATCTGTTGCTCGAGGTTGTCACTGCTATTACCCGGCGGCGGGGTTAATTTTTTTTCACTAACTTGTGCCGGGACATCCAGTTCATCACCCTGGCGGACATTATTAAAACCTCGAGCAAACGTACGAAACTGGTTGAGTTTGCGTAACTCAGCCACCGAAATACCGAAACGTTCGGCAACGCTTTGGGCCGATTCCAGCGCTCCAAGGATGTAGGGCACCGTATTGGCATTTGCAATGGCAATTTGTGCAGGAACTGGTTGTTGGGTTGCGGCGTTTACCACACCTTGTGCTGCCGCAGCCATAGGGAACGCAAGTTGAGTTATCAGACAGATACCCGCAGTTAAGCGGCGTAGTTTAATTCCCATCCCGCATAATATTTGTCGGTCATTTATTTCTTCTCCACTTCTCTTCTTCGTAGCCATGCTTACCTTCCCTGAACGAGCTAACATAAATGCGCCCTTTCTAGCACAGCGAAAAAATGTAAATACTGATAGCAATATGATTGAAAATTAATAACTTTTCGTTAGGCAGTTTTGGGTGTGAGTTGCAAGAGGGGAGACTACTGAATAACTCAAGTTTTATAATCGAGGGGAAAATGGTGATGGCGTTCATAGCAAAACGCCCTCAACCATAAAGGTCGAGGGCGCTTAAGATGTTAAAAACCCGCTATCCGTTAAAAAACAATGTTCAACTAAGGTCAGTGACATTGCGCTAAAAAAGCGAATTTTTAGAATTTGGCTCCTCTGACTGGACTCGAACCAGTGACATACGGATTAACAGTCCGCCGTTCTACCGACTGAACTACAGAGGAATCGTGTGAACGGGGCGCATATTACTTAGCGGTACCTTGTCTGTCAACACTAAATTTCATAAGTCATTTCAATTGGTTAATTAATATGCAAAGTTGTTAATTAATGAACATTCGTCGCCGAAAACGAGTCTGTATCATTAGCGTGATGCAGTCTCTGCAAAGGATCTTGTTGATAAAATTGGCAGAAACGTTGCCACAATGAAGGGAAACGAGGAGCAAAAAGTTCTGGGGCGCTAAAGAAATATTCAGAAAGTACGGCAAAACATTCAGCAGGATCGCTGGCTGCATAAGCATCAATGCTCGCCGCATTCTCGCCAACCAATTCGATTTCTTCCTGAATGTTGTTCATTGCAGCATGAAGATCGTGTTCCCAGCCAGCAACCTCACGCAACGGAATAAAGGGAACTCCGCTGGCGCGATCGCCGTTACGGGTGTCCAGCTTATGAGCGACTTCATGAATAATCAGGTTAAAACCAGAAGCATCAAAAGAATCTTGTATATCCAACCAGTTCAAAACGATAGGCCCTTGCTGCCAGCTCTGACCTGACTGAACAATACGTTGGTTATGCACCAGACCGATATCGTCTTCCCATTCATCATCGACCACAAATGGCGCAGGATAAATTAAGACTTCATGAAAACCATCCAGCCATTCCAGTCCTAACTCCAGAACGGGTAGGCAAAATAGAAGTGCTATCCGGCAGCTTCTTAATGAATCCAGTTCAAAGCCCTGTAAAGGAACAAGCCGCTTTTGCTGTAAAAAACGTTCGGCAAGAGTGACTAATTTGCTTTGTTCCTGTTCCGTCAGACACGTTAAAAGGGGGATCGATAGTGCTTCCTGCCTGGGAAGGGCAGTTTGATGTGCTGATTCTTGTACTTTCCAGGGCCACTTAATCATCGTTTTGCTCGCAAACTTGTCACTTGAACAAAATTGCACGGACAGGGACTGTTAAAATGCCAAATTTCCTGGCATCATGGCAACCATCTGAACGGAGAGATGCCGGAGCGGCTGAACGGACCGGTCTCGAAAACCGGAGTGGGGGCAACTCCACCGGGGGTTCAAATCCCCCTCTCTCCGCCAAAATTCAATCACTTATACATCATTAAGTCAGTGACAAAAATCACACGTGGAATTACTTGGAATATTTTCAGGTAACGGGACATCAAGTGTCGGTGAAACTTTAACCTTCCTGTCATAGATTAGCACTTGCCCCTCGGTTTTGTGACCAGAGAAAAGTTGCTTATCCCGACTGCTTCCTTCATAGTCTGAAATTCCTTTCGCCTTCAGATCATGAAAGGTGAAGTCTGACATCATACTGTTTTGTCAGCTGATATTGTTCCGCGGTTTTCGGATTACCTGCCGTAATATTTTTTAAATGCAACATTGTTAAATACTCGCTACGTTATACCAGATGCCATTAATCAGTTTTTGCAGCGGTCGGTAATACACACCGTTGACGTTATCCGCTGAGTTACGGCCGGTATCCGATATCGATATCCCTGACAACCCGTGTCCCGAAGGTGAGCGAAACGTCCATGAAACGGTGTTGCTGCCAGGGTTGTAATACATTTCATAACCATACCGCACATCCTGTACCCCCTCAGTTCGATGTTTATAGCGGGCATCGAAGTTTCCGTAATTTAACGGAATTACCTGTCCGTTTACAGCGAATGTGATACTACCATCGGTATTTCTCTGGCTGTAGAAATGCCAGCCGGAATCATCACCAAGCTCTGCAACAACAGGCCTGGATGGATTACCCCACAAATAAAACGCTGCATTTTTCGTGGAGTTGTTGGCGCTGGATAACGTGAATTTTTTAGCATTTCCGGCCTGAATATTTTTTAACGCTATCGCCACACCATTCTGGAAACGAAATACATGCTGTCCATTCGCATAAACATCCAGAATGCCGTCGCCGTTTTGTTTTATACCTGTATCGTTATCCCCGAAAGCAATTGAATTCCCCCCAGGGCGTTCTGAACGCCGATACCCAGCGCACCATTGACCTGCGAACCACCGCCAACAGACACTTTATGCGACATGGATATTTCACCCGTCCGCAGATTAATGGTGAACGGGCGCAGGGGACCAATATCGCCATTTTCCCCCTGACCTTCACTGGTGGGAATAAGGTGCAGGCACTCTTCCGAACGACGAAAAATCAGGCCAAAAGCTTCGTTGAAAATCCTCAGCGCATTAACACCACGGATTTTCAGCTCTCCGGTCATGGTGTCGCCATCACGCTGAACGGCATTTTTTGCCTTATCCACCGTGGGTTTTAATCCGAGGTTTTCAACAGCCTCATCCCTGTCTTCCACATCCGAAAGGTTATTTTTTATCAGCAATGCCTCTTCGTTAATTGCACCGCCCACCAGCAATAATATAGCCTTATATAGCTGGTCGTGTTCTTCTTTATTCAGTTCTATCCCGGCCTTCTCAATGACACCACAGATTTCCTCCTGAATGGCATTCCACATGGCACTGTTCAGCCAGGTAGCAAGACGTCCTGTGCGAAGATTTCCGTCAGTAAATCCGTTCTTACCCGGACCAAACTTATCTTTTACCGCAGTCAGCGTATCAATCCTGTGCATCTTCATCCTCATCTAGATAGGAAAATAAAACGACGGTGTGTGACGGACATAATTTATTAATCACGCACTCCGCAACCGTATCCCCCCACGTCCGGATCGGTGTGTTGCAGGCGTCCGTGCATGTCTGCCACTGAGCACCGGCATCCACCGGCAACGTCACACGCCAGAAATAACGCCAGCGATCTCCCCATTCCGGATCGGGGCTTGCATCCAGGTGCTGGAACTGTTCGATCGTTACGCCGGTATATCCCAGCGCCTCAAGCTGATCCAGGAAGAACTGCTCATTTATGCCACCAGCCACATTGGCTTTTGCTTCAAGACGTTGCTGACGCTGGCGTAATGTCTGGGTTCCGACAGGGGAACAGGAATCAGGTAAACCATACAATTCTTCATAACGTTCAATCAGCTCTGTGGACTGACCGGGATCGATTTCAATCACCAGTTCATCAGCCCGCTGGTGAACACGCACAAGCGATGGTGCCAGACCGTCAAGTACACCGTCGGTATCTGACCATGCAGGCCCCGGCTGCATCAGTCCGTACAGCAGCTTTGTATAATCATCCTGTAACGAATCCATTATTTACTCCTTGCCGGGTCATAAGCCTGCCAGGTGATCTCGCCGAGCACCGGAAGCTCGGTCTCCCCCAGGTCAATATCCGATGAAGGGACGATTAACCGGTGGGCCACTTCACCAGCAGACAAACTGATGGCCTCACTGATTCTGGACAGATACATACGCCCCTCTGGCACACTGAGGTAGCCTGAGTTTAACGGACACTCCTTCCTGAAATAGAATGGCATCAGAAGGAGCTAATAATGAGCAGAAAAAACCAACGTTACTCTAAAGAGTTCAAAGCCGAAGCTGTCAGAACGGTTCTTGAAAATCAACTTTCGATCAGTGAAGGCGCTTCCCGATTATCCCTTCCTGAAGGCACTTTAGGACAATGGGTTACCGCCGCCAGAAAAGGGCTCGGTACTCCTGGTTCCCGCACGGTGGCTGAACTGGAATCTGAAATTCTGCAACTGCGTAAGGCGTTAAATGAAGCTCGCCTTGAGCGAGATATATTAAAAAAAGCAACAGCGTATTTTGCACAGGAGTCGCTGAAAAATACGCGTTAATCGAACAATGGCGACAACAATTTCCCATTGAAGCGATGTGTCAGGTATTTGGTGTATCCAGGAGCGGTTATTACAACTGGGTACAGCATGAACCCTCAGACAGAAAACAAAGTGATGAGCGGCTAAAACTGGAGATTAAGGTGGCACATATCCGCACTCGCGAAACATATGGAACCCGGCGGCTCCAGACGGAGCTGGCAGAGAATGGCATCATCGTTGGTCGTGACCGACTGGCACGTCTTCGTAAGGAGCTAAGGCTACGCTGTAAGCAGAAACGCAAGTTCAGAGCGACTACGAACCCGAACCACAATCTGCCAGTTGCGCCAAATCTGCTGAACCAGACGTTCGCTCCTACAGCACCAAATCAGGTCTGGGTGGCGGACCTGACGTATGTTGCCACACAGGAGGGATGGTTGTACCTCGCTGGCATCAAAGATGTTTATACGTGCGAAATTGTCGGCTACGCCATGGGAGAGCGCATGACAAAAGAGCTGACAGGTAAAGCCCTGTTTATGGCGCTCAGGAGCCAGCGCCCACCTGCCGGGCTAATCCACCACTCTGATCGAGGTTCACAGTACTGCGCATACGATTACCGGGTCATACAGGAGCAGTCTGGTCTGAAAACATCAATGTCGCGTAAAGGTCACTGTTACGACAACGCTCCGATGGAAAGCTTCTGGGGAACGCTGAAAAATGAGAGCCTGAGCCACTATCGTTTTAATAACCGGGATGAAGCCATCTCAGTAATACGGGAATACATTGAGATTTTTTACAATCGTCAGCGTCGTCACTCTCGTCTGGGGAATATCTCCCCGGCAGCCTTCAGGGAAAAATATCATCAGATGGCTGCTTAAAAAAAGAACAAATGGTAGTGTCCGCTATTGCCAGTACACCTCACTGAGCCGGAGATTCCGGATCAACGGCAATGCTGACCACCGTCTCTTCCTGTGGTGGATTCTGTTGCTGGTGGGCGTGAGGCAGCAGCGCAAGATTTTTTGTGCGCTGCTTCAGTATGCTGGTGGCGGTCTGCTCTCCCGGCACGATGTCGCTTTCACGGTACATTGAGCGGATTTTTTCCGCACGCAACCCCAGCGAACGACGTAATACTGCTTCCGGTAGCGCGTCCGCCACCTGATTGCGGACCGCCCACCAGGATAATTCAGCCAGAGATAATTCACGCTCCTGCGTACCGCTTATTGCGTGACCGATGACGTCAATCATCCATGCTGACAGGTTTTGATGAGCAAGTTGCTCGAGTGATTCGGATGTCTGGTCACGCAACTGGTTGTCGCAGTGCCAGCACAACACCATTGCGCCGGTACCATAACGGTGAATGACGGTTTCGCTGTGATGATAATCGCCGTGTGGCCACTGGCAGGATTTAATATGGCGCAACAGCCAGTCAGACAATGCACCAGCACCACCAGCAGCACGAATCACCCGTGCGTTACTGAAAAACGGCAGCAATGTTTTGTCTTCCACTAGCGGCTGGCGAACGGCAGGAACGACCCCGGACGGCAGATTACGCATGCTTTTCGGTTCCGGCTCCACCAGTACCCGGGTATTGTGGAATACCGGCATGGATTCACGGCCTGGCTTAAGGACCACCAGCCCGAGTTCCGGAACCAGAACAGGTCGAAGTAATACCCGCACATTACCTCCAGATCCGTTGCTGGAATGTGCAGGACGGACGCGGTGGCCGTTCGGAATAAGGGAGCCTGACGAAGATTATCCAGTGACGATAATCGAGACTGAGGGCTTTCTTAATCTCGTATCCGTGTCTGCGGTAGCGCTGAATCAGCCATTCAGCCTGTTCTTCGGTGCAGGGGTCGTGCTGATACCAGTCAGATTTGAATGCATGAGAACGCCGCCCGTGCCTGCTGGCAGGGGCGGCAGAGTTATCCGAATTGTAAAATTTGGTATCGTGCGCCATCTGTTTTCTCTGCTGGCGCAGCAGGTGCCAGTTGTTCAGGCTGACGGATGGATTGTAAACCAGAACGACCAGAAAAAACAAAACCCGCCGAAGCGGGTTAAGTGCGGGTGCGTTGAGGATGCCTGACACATCAGCGGTGGCGAGGGATTTCTCCCCCGCCGGGTCTCTTACTCCTCAGGTTCGTAAGCTGTGAAGACAGCGACCTCCGTCTGGCCGGTTCGGATTCGTACCTCGCAGAGGTCTTTCCTCGTTACCAGTGCCGTCACTATGACGGTTAAACAGATGACGATAAGGGCGATTAACATCGCCTTTTGCTGCTTCATAGCCTGCTTCTCCTTGCCTTTCGGCACGTAAGAGGCTAACCTACATGTGTTCAGCATGGATTGAGCCTCAGATTAATGTTAAGCGTCTTGCAGGACGCGTAATGTTAACTGGGGCTTTTCTCTATCTGCCTTTTGGTGTTCATGCCTGAGACAGATAGCCTCAAGCACCCGCAGTCATTCTACTTAACTAAGATTTCCCTGCAAACCGTTTTTGTCCGGCACAGTAAATATCCAACTAAACCAATAGCGTTCGCTGTATTTACCGCCAGTATTCAATGCACATGACCGCCATGAACACCCCTAAAAAAAGGGCATTTATATGTCCAAACATTAATATCAAAACATCAATTTTTTCCATATACCTTGCTGTGAAGATGATGGGCATACATGATGCGAACAACCAGAACGCAACAAACAAAAACTGCAATGCGTTTTTCATTATTCCCCCTACAATCAATGTGCAATAACATTTAAACACACCTCAATTTGGCCGGACATATAAATATCTAAACCAGAAAAAATCACTTACATAGCGTTACAAACTCTTTAGTCTAAATACTCATCGTAAAACATTCCCCATACTTATCAGTCCGTTCCGCGCCAGGTAGCTTATTGCCTTATCTGGCAACCTATAATCAGGTTTCCGCTTTTTCAGTTGGCTGGTCGTTTAACCGACATAGTTAACCCATTAATCTGGTTGCCGGATGCTGGTGGATTTTCGCGTTTTAGTTGTTCATAAAAGTGCACAGCTTTAACCAGTTCTTCTGATGTAACCGGGACTGGTGGGGCAGTGAATAAGGCCTGAATTTCATAGTTCGGCCTGTCGTTACAATCCTCTTTTTTCGGTACATATTTCCAGTCACCAACCCACAACTCCCCCTGAGAGTCCATAACACCTTTTTTCACGTAGCGATATCGCCACGCTATCGGCTCTGCTTCCAGCGATGCCCGTGCAATTTTGAATAACTCGCCCTCTACTCGCGCCATCCCTGAATTGGGGTGGCATTTCGTAATCGCTATTTTTAATTTGGCTTCTTCGATTAATTGTTCTTTTGTTAATTCAGTCATTTTCATTACCGCCCTTTCAGGCGGCCTCCTGATGTTCTGAGGGTGCAGAAATCCCTCCGGTTAAGGATTAAATTTTATTTGCTGTGCTAAATTTAATTATTCAGTTTTTATTCCTGCTCTCAAAACAGCCTCTGCCATTCTGATATCCGGATTTTCTGAAATCATCTTTTCCGGCGAGTCGCAATCACCACCACATTCAGTTATGCGTTCATGACCAAAACGAATTGTGGTTTTGTGCGCATTAATCATTTGTGTAAGCGCATCTGTCAATTCTGCAATGCGTTTGTCTTTAACTTCCAGCTCTTTCAGTAAAGCCAGTACGTCAGGAGCGCTAACATCAACGACGGTTACGCGCGATTTCAGGTAATGCTCATCCGCAAAAGTTCGACCAGTTTTAAAATATCCATCATCCCCCTCACCTGTGCAGGCATACACAATATGCGTTCTGGAAAATATGCGCTGTATCGACATTTCATCGCCACAAACAGGACATTCCGGCACCTGAATTGGTGAATAACGTTCACGTAATGCCTGGTAATTAGTCTTGCACACTGGCTGTCTCCTGAAAAATCACCGCATGCCCCAGTTTCTCCGCCAGCGCCAGTTCTGCCTTAGCGCCTGCTGACCGCTGCCAGCCTTTCAGCATGTAAATCGCATCCACACAACGAATCATCGCCATGCAGATATCCATGTACTGCGGCTGTGTCAGCCCGTCCGGAAGTACTGCCGGGTTTAAGACGGTATGCCCTTCCCGTTTCAGTTCCTCTTCCGCATTGTGAAACGCCTCACGGTTGAAATTTTTATACCCGGTCATTGGACCGGCGATATAGACTCTCACCCTCACGCCATCACCTCCTGAAAATTACCCTGATAAAACGACAATATGCGCTGCATAACTTCGCTCTTCCGGCACTCGCGACAGATTATGTTTAGGCGACTGTCGTAGCGACGTATTTGTCCGTCAGGTAATGACCAGATAAGGTCCGGATCAACCGCAGATGGTTTCTTCAGCTTTGCCCTTGAGAGCTTTTTACGGGCATTTTGCCAGTCCTTACGCGCCTGTTCAGACGGGAATAACCCGTAACCAGAGTTGTATACATCGCCACTGGCAACCAGCTCTCTGGCCAGAACGCTCATCAGATATCTTGTTGCCCCAGTTTTAGCTTCCAGTTGTCGTAACGTCTCGCGCCCACTCTGGCGTACGAGTTCAAGAACCTGCCCTTTAATTTTTTCCCGCTCTTCTTGTGTAAAAACTTTTGCCACAAGCCCTCCTGAAAATTACCTCATGACCAGAAATTAACACTTACCCCCTGAAGCCCGGCGGAATTTCGTTATCCGGTTCAGAAATATGATTCACACAACGCTGGTTGTTCGTGCCGCTTACCGGGAGCAACCAGGGGTTCTCAAAATTCCGGTCCGGTCCAAAAAACGTCGTCGCTCGCTGAACAAATTCCGTTCCCGTTTTCCCGGTAGCCGCCAGGTATCTTGCGTAACGCCTCACGCCATCCAGCATGGCCTCTGGTGGCACCCCCTCGCGTAATCTGGCCTTCCAGGCACTGAAAGCGGATTTCTTCGGGTTTGCCCCGGCACGCAACGGGTACTCCCGCCAGACCTGTTCGAACACATCCGGATAATCCACTCGTCCCACAGACTGCCCGGTGTTTTCCGGGACTACCCGATCGGCTTCCCGCTGAATGGCGGAATCGGCTTCAGGCTGCTGCAGTTGGTGTGATTGCTCCGGACTTGCGGTCATCGCCTGCTGCACAGCGCCCGAATCGGCTTTCAGCGCATACGCTGAATCGGCTTCCGGTGTCGTGCCTGCTGGCTGACCAGGATTGACGGTCTGAACATCCCCTGCCTGGTTCGTGGCGTTTTTTACGCCATGGACCATAGTGTTTTGATCTTCTTGATCTGTATCTTTATCTGTATCTTTATCTGTCGTGACTCGTCGTGACATGTGCGTGACATATCGTGACGCGCCGTGACAATCGCCATTTTGTTCCCGCTTTCTTTCCCTCTCTCGCTGCGCCCTCTTGCGCTCTGCAGGAGATTTTGCGGTTTGCGAAATATTGCCGTTGTCCTCTTTCAGCACCTGGCGTTTTTCCCATCCAGTGATTAAATCACCATCAAGTACCCGCCCCTGCATCGTCTGCAAAATTGAATCAATTACCTCTTCTGTCACGTCGAGCGCACTTGCCAAATCTTCTGTCGTGACATCAATGTGACCTCGCGTGACATTTCGTGACGCGCTCACCAGGAGGTGGATATACACTGCCATCACTGTTGCAATTGGCTGCCCTGACACCCTGGCAATTGTTCGCCACTTAGGGTCATTTGGCATGTCATGCCATAATCTGAGCCAGGCGTTAGCCATACTCACCTCTTTTGATACCGAATCTTTTTACTCACAAATTGCCGGAAGTGATCCGGTATGAATATTGCGAGTCAATGCACAGCCACAATATTTCCTGCAGGGCCACCACGATTCATCTGGTTGAAACCAGCGATCGCCACTGCGACAAAATCATCAGCGTCTCTCACCAGTCGTTCCCGCGTCTCCACTAGTTCCCGAAAATAGGCTGAGCTATGGCTGCGCATTCGGGCCACCAGCAGAGGTGGCATTGCTTTTTCGATAGCTGGTAACAACGCCTGAATTTTTTTAAGCGCATCAGGGGTGTCTTTCTCCACCCAGCGGAAAATTTTCTGAGTATTGCGAGCCAGGGCTTCCGGATGGCTGTCGTCATACAGTTCCGGGAACGTCATTCCCAGCTCGAAATACGCTTTGGTAATTTTCGCAGCCGGTACTTTTTCGCCGTCCGGATGCGCCCAGGCATTCATCGCCATGCGGATGTGTTCATGCTTGATTTTCATGAATCAACTCCCATCAGCTTTTTCGTAGTAGTTTTATTCCTGCCAATAGTTAAAATTGCATCGGCAGAAAATAATCCGTTTGATGCAAGAGCGATTTTTTCAGCGTAATTTGTTTCGCCGGTATATTCTGTGCGAGGCAATTTTCCGTTATCCATCCATTTATAGATTGCTCTTTGGCTGACACCACAAACGTCGGCCACAACAGCAACGCGAACAGTTTTGATTACATCTTCAAGTGTTTTCTGGTTCATATCACCCTCACAATGTGAACTTTGAGTACATGCCATAACAGAACTGACAGTACATTCAAGAGCGAATATCATTGAACTTATGGTTCATGAAGATAAAGCGCGTAAAGAGTTCGCCAGTAGGCTTGCGCTAGCCTGTGAAAACGCTGGTTATGAACAACATGGAAGGCAGGCAGAAATTGCCCGTCGAATGAAATTAACACCAAAAGCGGTTAGCAAATGGTTTAATGGCGAAACAATTCCTCGCCGGGAGAAATTAAGGGAATTAGCAACACTAATAGGAACAACACCAACCTATCTTTTGGGAGAGGATACAGAAGAAAGTGGACAGGTACGTTTCTATCAGGAGTTAAATCCAAGACAAAAAATCATCATTGACCTTCTGGACGAGCTCCCTGACAGTGAGACAGATGAACTTTTAAAAACTCTTGAAGAGAAAAAACAGAAGTACAATGCAATTTACGAAGAGTTAGCACGAAAGAAAAAACAAAAAGCCTCTTAAACCAGCATAAATCCGGTAGCGCCTTCCTCCGGGTTTGTGCTTCACTTTATCCCATCTCATTTTTTTACACACAAAATGTACCATAAGCACTTTACAACAATGAACGCAAAGTACATTATATGCCTGCCACCCACCCCGCCCCACAGAATGCAGGGCAATACTTCGAGTTACCAGGCAGTGGTCAGGGGTTAAGTAGCCAGCCCGAGGCGTAAGAACATGACGGCAGGGTTCAACTTTAATAACTATGCAGCAGGTTTTTGTTCCGCTACCCCGGCGTTAAGGGGAAATGAGGTCAGCATGGATACTATCGATCTTGGGTAATGACTCCAACTTACTGATAGTGTTTTATGTTCAGATAATGCCCGATGACCTTGTCATGCAGCTCCACCGATTTTGAGAACGACAGTGACTTCCGTCCCAGCCTTGCCAGATGTTGTCTCAGATTCAGATTATGTCGCTCAATGCGCTGAGTGTAACGCTTGCTGATAACGTGCAGCTTTCCCTTCAGGCGTGATTCATACAGCGGCCAGCCATCCGTCATCCATACCACGACCTCAAAGGCCGACAGCAGGCTCAGAAGACGCTCCAGTGTGGCCAGAGTGCGTTCACCGAAGACGTGCGCCACAACCGTCCTCCGTATCCTGTCATACGCGTAAAACAGCCTGCGCTGACGTGATTTAGCACCGACGTAGCCCCACTGTTCGTCCATTTCAGCGCAGACAATCACATCACTGCCCGGTTGTATGCGCGAGGTTACCGACTGCGGCCTGAGTTTTTTAAGTGACGTAAAACCGTGTTGAGGCCAACGCCCATAATGCGTGCACTGGCGCGACATCCGACGCCATTCATGGCCATATCAATGATTTTCTGGTGCGTACCGGGCTGAGAGGCGGTGTAAGTGAACTGTAGTTGCCATGTTTTACGGCAATGAGAGCAGAGATAGCGCTGATGTCCGGCAGTGCTTTTGCCGTTACGCACCACGCCTTCAGTAGCGGAGCAGGAAGGACATCTGATGGAAATGGAAGCCACGCAAGCACCTTAAAATCACCATCATACACTAAATCAGTAAGTTGGCAGCATTACCCAAAAAATGACAAAGTAAGAAAACGCCAGGGAATTAAAGGTGGTTTTTACTGGACTACAGCAAAAAAATTATCTGTTGCAATCTCCCGCTGCATTACCGCAATGGATGACAACGATTATGATGAAGACGACTTTAAAAAACCCGTCCGCGTCAATTTGCCCGTTGTTGACGACCTTCCGCCAGAAGGCGTGTTTGATACTGAATTCTGCAACCGCTATGAAAAAGGCGGGAAAGATGGCATCACAATGACATTTATCGGCCCTTCCCCCTCTGTTCAGGACAAATCAGCCAGCACTGATAATACCAACATCAACGGCGAAGACATGACTGAGATTGAGGAGAGCATGCTTCTACCTGTCTCCGGTCAGGAACTGCCCATTCGTTGGCTTGCTCAACACGGCAGCGAAAAACCAGTAACGCACGTTTCACGCGACGAACTCCAGGCATTACACATTGCACGGGCTGAAGAACTACCGGCTGTTACTGCCCTGGCTATTTCGCATAAAACCAGTCTGCTCGACTCGCTGGAGATTCGCGACCTCCACAAACTGGTTCGTGACACTGACAAAGTTTTCCCTAATCCTGGTAATTCAGACCTGGGACTAATAACTGCTTTTTTCGAAGCATACTTGGACGCTGACTACACTGATCGGGGCCTGCTGACAAAAGAGTGGATGAAAGGAAATCGTGTTTCACGCATCACCCGCACGGCTTCCGGTGCTAATGCTGGTGGTGGGAACAAAACCGATCGCAATCCGAATTTAGTACACACCCTCGACACACTGGATGTGGAGATTGCAGCAGCCACACTTCCGATGGATTTTAATATTTATGAAATTCCGGGCAGCGTTTATCGTCGCGCAAAAGAAGTAGTCCTGAAAAAAGAAAGTCCGTTCAAAGAATGGTCCGCAGCACTTCGTGCACCCCCGGGTATTCTGGACTATTCCCGCGCCGCTATTTTTGCACTTATCCGAAGCGCACACCCTGAATTTTATCACTACCCGGGACGCCTTCAGGGGTATATCAACGCCTATTTGACGGAAACTGATCACGAGAACCCCAGCAAGGAAACTCTCACAGCTACCCGGCATACGCCGGAAAAAGATATCCTGGAAGAAATTAACCGCGAGGTGGTTACTGAGCGTGAAACAGAAGAAGAAAAACCACAACCATCTGACGCAATGGCAGGTGAACAGGCAACAACTGAAACAATGGAACCGGATACAACTGAACATTGCCAGAACGCGCAGTCGCTGGATGCTCAGTCGCAGGTGAGTTCCGCTAACCAAGTAAAAGTCACCGCTGACGAAGTAAACAAAATTATGCAGGCAGCCAATATCAGCCAGCCTGACGCCGATAAGTTACTTGCTGTATCGCGTGGTGAATTTGTTGAGGGGATTAGCGACCCTAATGATCCGAAATGGGTCAAGGGGATCCAGACTCGCGATTCTGTGAACCAGAACCAGCATGAATCGGAACGGAACGACCAAAAAGCGGAACAAAACAGCCCAAATGCGTTACAAAACGAGCCAGAAACGAAACAATCCGAACCAGTAGCGCAACAGGAACCGGAAAAAGTCTGCACCGCCTGCGGTCAGAGCGGTGGCGGCAACTGCCCTGATTGTGGCGCGGTGATGGACGACGCAACATACCAGAAAACATTCGATGAAGAGAATCAGGTTGAAGTTCAGGAAAATGATCCGGAGGAAATGGAAGGCGCTGAACATCCACACAAGGAGAATGCTGGCAGCGCTCAGGACCACGCCAGCGATAGTAAAACTGGCGAGACGGCAGATCCCTTAATTACGGTGAATGGTCATCACGAAATCACATCCACCAGCAGGACGTGTGACCATCTAATGATCGACCTTGAAACCATGGGAAAAAATCCTGATGCCCCGATCATCTCAATAGGTGCAATATTTTTCGATCCGCAAACCGGAGATATGGGACCCGAATTTAGTAAGACTATCGATCTGGAAACTGCTGGCGGAGTCATTGATCGGGACACCATTAAATGGTGGCTTAAGCAATCACGCGAAGCGCAATCTGCCATTATGACCGATGAAATCCCGTTAGATGATGCACTGTTACAATTGCGGGAATTTATCGACGAAAACTCCGGTGAATTTTTTGTTCAGGTCTGGGGAAATGGAGCCAACTTCGACAACACGATTTTGCGCCGTTCATACGAACGGCAGGGGATCCCCTGCCCGTGGCGTTACTACAACGATCGCGATGTACGCACAATCGTTGAGCTGGGGAAAGCCATAGACTTCGATACCAGAACGGCTATTCCATTCGAAGGTGAGCGCCATAATGCACTTGATGACGCTCGTTACCAGGCAAAATACGTTTCAGCTATCTGGCAAAAACTGATCCCGAGTCAGGCTGATTTTTAATGTTCAACCCTAATTGCCGCTAACCGTATATAGTTAGCGGCGGTTATGAGATATAGCTATGAGCAGCTTATTTTTAACCGAAGATGAATTGCTAATATTAACGGGCTGCAAATATGCAAGCCACCAGCGAAAATGGTTAATGGAAAACGAGCTTCCGTTCTATACCAATCGTAGTGGCAAACCGATTGTCAGCCGGGATCTATTTACCTGCAATAAAACTTTACCACCACGCGAGGTAGAGCCGAATTTTGGTGCGATCTGATGGGAAGACGAAGGAAAAATCCTGAGCACGAAAAATTACCTCCAAATGTATACCCAAATAAATATAGTTATGTATGGAAACCAACATCCAGCGAATCTGTAACACTAACCGCCATCAAGGATGGTTTAGCTGCTTTATGGAAAAAGTATGAGGAAACTGTAAATAATCGCGATCGTGCAATGACATTCGGTCGCTTGTGGGAAAAATTCCTCGCCAGCGCCTATTACAGTGACCTCAGTCCAAGAACACAAAAAGATTATCTGCAACATCAAAAAAGTTGCTTGCCGTATTCGGTAAGGTGCCGGCAGATTCCATAAAACCAGAACACATCCGTCGATACATGGACAAGAGAGGGGAACAGAGTAAAACGCAAGCCAACCATGAAAAAAGCAGTATGTCCCGCGTTTACAGTTGGGGGTATGAGCGAGGGTACGTGAAGGCTAACCCATGTGCAGGTGTAAGTAAATTCAAGGCCAAAAACCGCGAACGATATGTAACCGACAAAGAATACCAGGCAGTATTAAGCGTTGCACCTCTTCCTGTTTTTATCGCAATGGAAATTGCCTATCTGTGTGCAGCGAGGGTTTCCGATGTGTTATCGCTGAAATGGGAGCAGATTGGAAACGACGGGATCTTTATCCAGCAAGGGAAAACAGGAAAAAAACAGATAAAAGCATGGAGTCCACGATTACAGGCGGCGATCGAAAAAGCAAAACAGTTACCAACATCCGCCTATGTAATCAGCAATCAATACGGCAACCGATATATGTACAAAGGCTTTAACGAAATGTGGGTAGAAGCAAGAAATCGCGCAGGCAAAATTTCAGGTATTTTAACCGACTGAGGTAGCCTGAGTTTAACGGACACTCCTTCCTGAAATAGAATGGCATCAGAAGGAGCTAATAATGAGCAGAAAAAACCAACGTTACTCTAAAGAGTTCAAAGCCGAAGCTGTCAGAACGGTTCTTGAAAATCAACTTTCGATCAGTGAAGGCGCTTCCCGATTATCCCTTCCTGAAGGCACTTTAGGACAATGGGTTACCGCCGCCAGAAAAGGGCTCGGTACTCCTGGTTCCCGCACGGTGGCTGAACTGGAATCTGAAATTCTGCAACTGCGTAAGGCGTTAAATGAAGCTCGCCTTGAGCGAGATATATTAAAAAAAGCAACAGCGTATTTTGCACAGGAGTCGCTGAAAAATACGCGTTAA